TTTTCATTTTCAGGTTCAACATATAATAGTATAACGACTGGTAATATTAACAATGTTTCAAGTGTAAGAACATTTGCTCCAACATCAGGTACTACAACACACAATAACATATATATTGAACCTACTATTAATCAAACTGGAGGTGCAAATGGTATTACAAGATCGTTATATATCAATCCTACATTAACTTCTGCTGCTGATTTTAGATCTATTGAGTGGACAAATAACGCTGGTGCTGGTTTGTGGGGTTCAGGTACTGCGAGAAATTATCTAAATGGTAGCTTACTTTTGGGAACTACGACAGATGCGGGTTTCCGTCTTGACATTGTTGGCACTGACGCAAGGATCAATAATGTAAGAATTGGTAGAGGTGGTGGTAATGTTACCACTAATACTATTTTGGGTGTAGATGCTCTATTTTTAAACACAACTGGTGGAAATAATACTATTGTTGGTAATGGAGCTGGATATTCAAACACAACTGGTAACAATAATACAATAATTGGTGGAAATGCTGGGAATATAAACAATGCTTCAAATAATGTAATTATTGGATATTTGGCTGGTACGAAAATATCAGGTGGAGTTACTTCATTAAGTATTGCAGATACTTCAATTTTCATCGGTAGAAATACAAAAGCATTAGGCAATTCACAATCAAATCAAATCGTTATTGGTGATGATGAAACTGGTCTTGGATCAAATACAACCATAATCGGTAATTCCAGCACTTCATATACTGCTATCCGGGGTAACTTATTATTGGGTAGTACAACTAATCAAGGTCAAAAACTTTATGTAAATGGCAGTGTAAGAATTGATGGACAAACTTCTGCAACTGCTGGTGGTTCTGCTGGTTTGCATTTGATTGTAAACTTGGATGGGACAAACTATAAAATAGCCTTATTAAACGTTTAAAATATAAATAAAATGAAAGCAATTCAACCCGTAAACATTTGGGTAAATGGACAAAATAAGCAAGGTGTATGGCTTAATGCTTATATCATTAATGATAACCTTTCCAGTAGTGCAACTTTCTATTGGAATATATTAGATGTTACTGAACTGCAACTGGCTCAAGGTAACCTGACTATTCAGGGTCAGGACTATATTGACTGGAATGCAAATCCTGACATCAATGATGATGCCTATCTTTGGATCTCATTGCAACTGGGGTTAACTCTTATTTAATAACAATTCAAATTTGACAAAATGAACGAAAAACAATCTCTTGAGGTACTTAAATCTGCACTGGATCTTGGTGTAGCTAAAGGCAATTACCAAAACCTGAATGAAACAATGACATTGATTCAGGCATTCAACGTAATTGCAAAACACTTTGAAGAAAAAAAAGATGATCAAAACAATGCCGCAAACTGAACCCACCCATATTGCAACAATTAGCACTATATTCTTTTCGCTAATTGGAATGCAAGATATATCGGATGTCGCACAACTGGTATTTGTTGTTGCATCCACTATTTCATGCGGTTTTTCTATTGCGGTAGGTTACAAACAATTAAAAAAGAAAAAATGAGAAGGATATTAGCAAACCTGAAAACAACTTTATTCGGATCGGTTACTGGTGTAACTCTTATTGCGGATGGTGTAGGCAAAAAGGACTGGGCATTGATCTTGGCTGGTGTAGGTGCATTTTTGACTGGCTTATTCGCTAAAGATCATGATACCCACTAAAAAATATTTGATCATTGCAGCCATTATTCTGCTGCTATTAATATCAAAAAAAGTGAGTGCAGAAAAACTGATTGCAAAATTTGAAGGCTTAAGGCTGAAAAGCTATCAGGATTCAGGCGGGATCTGGACAATTGGTTACGGATCAATAAAAAATCCTTACACTGGTGTAAGGGTAAAAGAAGGTGATCAAATTAGCAAAGCTACTGCACTGGACTGGCTGCAAAAGGAAATTGCACAAAGGCAAGTGGGAATAGATAAGTTAATTAAAGTACCAATAACGTCTAACCAAAAAAGTGCGTTAACATCACTGGTCTATAACATTGGTCTTGGAGCATTTCAAAGATCTACATTGTTAAGATTATTGAATAGCAAAGCACCTATCCAGCAAGTTGCGGATCAGTTCCTAAGATGGAATAAGGTGAACGGACAAGAGGTTAAGGGATTGACAAATAGAAGAATATTAGAACGGGAATTATTCCTATCTTAGTAGGGTCATAATCAGTTGTATTCAAATGAACGGGGGAAAATTTCTATTTTTCCCCATTTTTTTTGCTCAAAATTTGGTGGTTTCATAAAAAGTTGTTTAATATTGTCCTGACAAATGATTTTTAAACTTAAAAAAACGTAAAACCATGTCAAAAGAACAAAAATCTGCACTGACCATTGTAGCCATTATTCTACTGGCTATCTTTATTTGCTTTTCGGATTCAATTTGGAATTTATGATCAAATTAGCAGCTTATCTAATTGGCTGGGTATGGTTTTTTCTATGCCTACCATTTTGTCTTGCATTGTTAATCTTAGTTGAAACCATTTTTTTCATTAAAAAAATTCAAGATGGCAAATAGATTATTTTTCATTAATGTATTTTATATGAATAGGTATATTGATCTTGTTATTCCAGCAAAAGATAAAAAAGATGCTATTAATAAGGTGAAAACAAGATATCCCAAATATGTAATTTTAAATTTATCTAACAAAAAAATACCTTATTAAAATGGCAACTATCGTTCTAAATTACGATCCAAATCGGTACTGGGAAGAATTCCTAAAGTCAAATAATATTCGGCATGATCAGTATGTAAACGATCCGAAAAGATTCATTTTATACTATTATGATGATTTTCATCTGCTAAAGATCGGTTTTGAATTCGGTCTATTCTATCAACTTAAAAATTTGCAGAATGAACCCAATGTATAACGATCTAAAGGAATTATTTGATGAGATACATTTTTTGCAAGAGAAACAAAAAAAACTGCAAAGGATGTTAAATTCAAAAAAATTCAGTAACATTCAAATCCATTTTTTTGCGGATAAGGAATATCACACGATCTACCAGCAAGATTCGCCGTTTAACATGGAAAGTGAACTCAGGATCTTGATTGAAGGAATGATAGAACAACTGGATTTTGATATTCAAAACTTAAAATTGCAATTTTAATGGAAAATAAAACTCCCAAATTTAAAAAATTTGACTATTGCATTTATATCAAAAGTCAATCAAATTTTCTTTCAAGATTGTTGCAAATATTTGTTGTACCAATAACTTGGATATTTTTTGGATATATTAAAATAAAATAAAACTAAGCACATGAAACCAGCAATGATGAACGGAAAAAAGATCTTTTTTGAGGTATTCGTATCTAATGGAGATCCTTTTATTTTAATTTCGGACAAAGAATATGCTTCCGAAGGAATAACAAAAATTTACTTTCTTCGCCGATTTTCCATGAAATACGCAATGGAAGATTTTGTAAAATACTGCGACAAAATAGCTGAAATGAATAAGGCAAAGCAAAATGAGGTGTATTAATTGCCAAAAGCATTTCACAATTACCAAATATCGGGGCAAGGTGGGGTTAGCACTTTGCCCCCATTGTTTAACCAATAATCAAATAAAAAATGAACAAAAACAAAGATCTTCCAGCCAATGCAGTGCATCCCATTCAGGACAAGTTCGGACAAGTTATACTGATGACTGGATTCACAAAACAAGAGGCGGTGGCACTTGAAATTTTCAAAGCTCATGTAACAAATAATACCAACTGGGCAGATGAACCAGTGAACGATACAACAATAAAATATTGTTATCAATTGGCAGAAAAATTCTGTTCATTTTTGGAAACTGAAAGTGAAAAGCAAAGTGGAATAATTCAAAACGTGTGAACCAATGACAAATGATCTACACGAAAAACTTAATTCCCGAAAATTTCGCAATGGCTACAAACCACCTGAAGAAAACGTAATTTTTTCCATTCAAGGTAAAAATATAGGGACAAGTCAATCGTTTGTTTGTTTTCAGGGTCTGCCCAAAGCGGGAAAGTCAACTTTCATCACCAGTGCAATTGCTTCCGCATTCACACACTGGGATATATTCGGGATGAAAATAAACTTTCCAAAGGAAAGGAAGCGGATCTGCTACATTGACACTGAAAGTTCTGATTTTGATTATTACAGAGTGCTGGAAAGGATAAGATCACAAATTATTTGTGATCCCCTTCCGCACAATTTTGATTCATTCCTATTTCGGGAAGATTCTCCGCAAGACATTCAGTCAATGATTGAGATCTATTTACAAGAGAATAAAGATTGCTCCGTTTTGGTTATTGACGGAATACTGGATCTAATTGCGGATTTTAATTCAGTGGAGCAAAGTTTTTATTTGGTACAATGGCTGAAAAAAATCACAAAGCAACATGATCTACTGATTCTTTGCGTATTGCATCTTGGAAAAAAGGATCAAAATAGTATTGGACATATTGGATCTTATTTAGATAGAAAAAGTCAATCAGTATTAAAGATTGAAAAGAATAAGGATAAAAAGACATTGGATCTTATTCCGACATTTTTGCGTTCTACTGATGATTTTGATCCTATTTCCATTCAGTACACTGGGGGAAACTGGCATCAAGTGAATGCTGATCCAGTGCAAAAGGGATCATATATATACGGAATGGAAAAAACATCATTGATCAATAAACTATTGTTTGAGAATAGAACCTATAAGGATCTAATTTCCGATTTTGCAGAATTTACGGGTAAAGGACAAAGCACTGCAAAAAAAATAGTAAAAGAATGGATCAACGAAGGATCTATTTTTAAAATTGGTGATCACTATCAAAAAAAATAATTATGAAAACAATTAATTCATTAAGTGGTGGAAAGACCAGCTCATATATGGCAATACACTATCCAGCAAAATATAACATTTTTGCACTTGTTACAATTGATGAACCAAAAGCAGCACCAAAAGACAAAAAATTGATAGAATATGTATCTAATAAAATAGGAAAAGAATTTATTGCAACTGCTGAAGATGATGCAACTTTATATTTGATGATGGAACTTGAACAAATGTTAGGAAATCAAATTATTTGGGTTGCTGGAGAATCTTTTGATAATGTTTGTAAAAAAGGTGGTTTTTTGCCTTCAAAATTGAGAAGATACTGCACAACTGAAATGAAAATTAGACCTATATGGGATTGGTGGTATAAACATATACGCGAAAAAGTAAAAATGGGTATTGGATTTCGTTATGATGAAATAGAAAGAGCAAATAAATTTAGTACAACATTCAAAGGAATTGTAGGTAAAAGAAAAACACAAAACAAATGGGAACAAATTGAATGGCGAGAAGGGTATTTTCCATTAATTGAAGATAAAATAATACATCCCACTATAATAAAATGGGCAAATTCAACAAATTTAAAATTTCCTTTAGATTCTAATTGCATAGGTTGTTTTCATAAAAGACCACAACAATTGCAAAAAAATTGGTATCAACATCCAATAAAATATCAATGGTTTGCAAATATGGAAAAAAAAGGTAAGGGTACATGGAAAGAAGATGATACATATGAAAACTATAAAAAATATCCACATCAACTTGATTTTATATTTGGCGGTGGATCAGGTTGTGATGCTGGATTTTGTACTGATTAAAAAAATAGGGATGGTTGCCCACCCCTATTGACAAATGATCTTCCGTAACGAAAAACCACTTTCCTTTCATTTTCAAAATTAGAAAATTTCTAACAATGAGCAAACTTTTTACTGGAATAATATTTTTCAAACCTGAAACGGGCATTTCACCACGAAAATATCGGAACATAAACAACCCCGAAAATTTCCTCAAATTTGCCAAAAAAAGTGGTGGGTGGTATGTGAACCTATATTGCAAGAGAAGTGCGAAATTTGAGGCACGTCTGTACGTCTGATGCGATTCCTGACATAGACATCAACACTGGAAAAACGAAAATGGGGCATTTTGCCCCTTTTTTTATACCAAAGGTGAAAGGAAAGTGATTTTGATAAACTTGGGTCAACTTGGGTCAACGTAAACTGGGTCATTTTTGGCTTGGATGGATGGCAACGGGTCAAAAAAACCCCCCATAGGGGTGTTTTTTTGAACCCAGATGTTGACCTTCCATTCAACTTTTCCGACCTAAATTTTGTTTTGTTAGAAAATTTTCAGTAATTTTGGTAAAACGTTTGAAATTTTGAAAACACGCAATTTACTTTTTTTAGGTCTTGGCGGTGTTGCTGCATGGTATCTTTGGACAAGGGTGCAACTGGGTCAAAAAACCAAATTGATCTTCAAAAAAATTAGGCTGATCGGTAAGGGATTGAGTAAACAACTGGAATTGAATTTCAAGATTCAAAACCCAACAAATCAAACGGGTGTTGTTTCTGCAATTACTGGGGAAGTTTATGTGAACGATCGTATTGTCGCTGATTTTTCTTCATTTGGGGAACAAAAAATTGCTCCAAAATCCGAAAGTGATTTCAAGGTTATTGCGACTCCTACCATTGGGATCATTCAGTTACTTACACAAAGGGGACTACTGAAAAGCGGTTTAAAATACAAGATCAAGGGAACTGGAAATTTTGATGGTATTGTCGCACCATTTGAATATACTGCAAAACTCGTTTAATGAATAGAGATCGGTTACTTGGCAGATTAAGTCCGTATGGGAAAAAACGGATCTTGATAAAACAAGATCAGGGAGTCCCTGACATTATTTCTGCTATGCTTTCTGCTCATAAAATTTATGCTCCTGAATATGATAAGATCAGTCAAGATTTTTATGCTGGTGATGGAATACAAACTGCAAAAAATTTATTCAACTTTCTTAAAAAGAATGTTAGATACAAAATAGAGTCAGAAAATAACCAGCGGATCATGTCTCCCAGTGCAATTGTATCACTGGCAAAAAATGACTGCAAAAATTATGCACTTTTCATAATGGGAGTGCTGGATTCATTGAAGTGTAAAGGATTGATCAATAACGATATTTTTTATCGTTTCGCATCTTACAAATTGCTTGATGAAGTTCCGCATCATGTTTTTGCGGTTATTCGTGATCAGGACGGAACTGAATACTATATTGATCCAGTGTTAAGTACATTTAATGAGAGAAAAACATTTTTTCATAAGATAGACAAAAGACCAAATAATATGCCACTATATTCCGTTTCAGGTGTAGGAAGATCGGTAGGTTCAGCCAAAAAAACTGCCCAACCAAAAGAGAAAAAAAAGATTGTAGTAAAAATTGCACTTGCCCCAGCAAGAGGATCATTTTTGCTGCTGGTAGGATTGAATTTCATGGGACTGGCAACTAAGCTGAAAAAATCATTTGATGAAAAGGCAGATGCAACACAAAACTGGTGGAAAAATTTAGGTGGCAACCCAAATGAATTGCTCCGCAAAGTTGAACAAGGTGCAAAGAAAAAAAGATTGTTAGGTGATGATGTAGAATTCGCCAGTGAAGGACAAATAGGTGTTGTTGCTGCTGGAACTGCTGCTGCTACTGCTACTGCTGCACCCATACTGGTAAAAGTTGCTGAATTCCTTTCCAAGATCGGAATTGATGTAAAACAAGTTAGTGAAGTAGGTAAAAGGGTACTGGCAACTCAGGTTAAGAAGGTAGTGGAAAAAAACCTTGAAAACTCCGAAAAATTGGAACTGGCTGAACAAGAGGAAGTGGATCGGATTGTAAATCAAACTGAAGGAGTGGAAGCGGACGGAACTAAAAAGATGAACTACATTCCTTTTGTGGTAGGTGGTGCATTGGTATTGTATTTAATTAGTCGTAAAAAATAATCACTTTCCTTTCACCTTTAGTATGTATAAAAACTATCCAGCAAAGGCTACAAAAAATGCAGTTGAGGGATATATTTTGAACTTGATGAAAGGAAGTTGCAAAAATGCAACTGGAGTGAAAACGGCTATGAAGTTGATGAATAGAGAGGTGCTGAATGAAAAATTTGTGAAAAAGATCTATTCATATTTAAAGAGGGCAAAAGTATATGTAGGTGAAAAGGATCGGTGCGGATATATTTCGTATCAATTGTGGGGTGGGAACGAAATGCTCAAATGGTGTGAACAAACATTAAAAAAATAAACTATGACTGCGAAACAAAAGGCAGCAAGGGAAAAGTTCAAAAAGGTAGTTGCTGAAGCAAGTAAACTGAGGAAGAAAAATCCAAAATTGACACAAGCACAAGCGGTAAAACAAGCATGGGCGATCAGTTATTCAAAGGCTGGTAAGTCCAAAAAAGTTGCTGCGATCAAGATTATTGAAAAGGGAGAAAGTAAAAGTGCAAAGCCAAAAGCAACCTATCAACAAGTTAGATCCAAAAAAGGAACTTTCAAGGGATTGAAAAAAGTTGGTGCTGCTATGGATAAATCTCATAAGGATACAAAAAGCCACAATGTAAATATTCGTGTTGTAAGTGGTATTAATAGAGAAAATGGATATATTGGTAGAGTTATAATTAAAAAATATACATTATCGGAATTAAAAAAATTAAACCCAGTATATTTTAATAAATTTTTAGATTATCAATTTGGTGTATATGCAAGAAAATTAATGATTTCACCAAAATTAAATAGTCAAATTATGATTGAAGCACAAAAAAAATATATTAATAATAAATTAGAAAGAAATTATGTTGTAAAACAAATTACTGCGGAAGGTGAAATAACTAACGCAAAAAGATTCAATACAATACTTGAAGCATCTAATTATGTAGGTAAAAATATAATAATATAAAAATCTTGGGATCGTTCCCACATAAACAACAAAAAAACAAAAACAATGGCAAGAAGAAAAAGAAAGGCAGCCCCTCGCCGTCGCCGTTCAGGTCGTAAAATGGGTGCGATTGGTAAAGGTTTCATCATGGATGCTGCTGGACTGGTTGTCGGTGCTGCTGCTGCCAGGGTGCTGACATCTTCACCTAAGATTCTCCCTAACCTTGATTCTAAAATCAAGAGTGCTGCGGTTATTGCCGTAGGTGCATTTTTCCCTAAGTTGATCAAAGGATCATTTGGTAAGTCAGTTGGTGATGGTATGGTGGCTGCTGGTGGTCTTGGACTGCTTCAAGCAACCAATGTACTGGGTGCAATTGATCAAGCAATGGAAATTCCGGTCAGTGTTATGGCTGGTGATGATCTTTCCGTAATTGCTGGTTACACTCCTGACAACCTTTCCGCAATTGCTGGAATGGACGAAGAATATTAATTTTGTAAACAAAGAAAAACAAATAAAAAATGGCAACTCAACATGGTGCAAGGCTGGTGTTTGACAATGCAAAAGCACTGGTTTCAAATGCTGGTTTCAATGTAAATCAGGCGGTACTTTCTCAAAGCTACATTCGTAGTGAGGTGGCAATGTCAACTTCAACTACTTCTTATCACGTTCCAGTATTGATCAACGATAC